AGGGGGCGCAATGATGCCACCCTCTCACCCACCGTGACAATGCACACAGTGTTGTCCTCGTCGGCACCAGCCGAGTCCGTAATGAGGGACTCGGTGACATCTTCAGACTGAATGGTGTACGCGCTCAAATTGCCAGGTAGCTCATTCGGTACAGCAAACTCAAGGTCATCACCACCTTGCATGAAACACAGTATGTCAATCTCCGGGGAAACGCTTGGACCAGTGAGAGTGGTCAAAACGCGTACGGAAATGACGCGATTGTGGGCGTTCGGATCGACAGTGACCGTTGGAACGGCACCGTTCGAGAAATTGTTCAAGAAAGTCCCCGTTGTGCACCATGCGTGAGCCTGCTTGAACGGAATAGTGACCACAACCTCCTCTTCATGTTGCAAATCAACCACACGCACAAGAGTTGTAGTCTCGTAATCGGTACTCGGAACACCGTCAGGGTCCCAAGTGATAATGAGACGGCCAGTGTGATAACGGGATTTGATGAGCTTGAATTTGTAGGTTATCGCGCCTCGCCACTGTGAGAACATGCGTCCAACATAACCAGTGACAGTGTGGTTCAAAACAGTGGTGGAGACCACTGAATTGGACGCCACCACGATTGGTGTGACCGGCATGGTCCACAAAATCTTCCCCTCGGCATCTGCACCTTGCCAAAGCGACCCCTGCACGAAGCTCTCACGGCCCAACAATGTGCGCATGGCCAATGAATCCTCCACTCCTGCTCCGGTCACTGAACCATCAAGCGTGATTTCATTCTTAGGATCCACGGCTAACTTGTCAGATGGTACCGAGGTATCAACATTACTGAAAGCGTGAAATGCTTTTGGTTGATACGGCATCACGTCACTCACAACAGGAGGATTGGAAAAACCGAATAACTTAGCAACCCCTGAAACCATGTTAGCTCCAACTTCAGCAGCAGTGGCTAGTCCCCCAACCACGGGCACGTTTTTAAACGCGCCGGCTACGTTCGCAACTGCAGTGGCCGGTCCCGATATGGTTCCTGGCTCTGAGTACTCATCAACTGTGCCCGTCGGGGCAAGCATCGTGGGTACCTTAGCCATCATGGAACTCATGTACGGCTGATCGGAAGCTTGAAGGGCGAACGCAGATGTTAAGCCAGCAAGCTCCAAATCGGTTGTCCAAGCGTAGCACGAGATTCTCACACTAGCGTTCGCAACACCGTTCGCAGATCGCAACTTCGAATACAAAATGTATCGGATGCGACCCATGTTGTCAAATTCGCGAACATCAGTGATGTCTAACCATGGGTTGGGCCAAAGAAACGGCAATTCCATCTCGCTCGATGTCATGTTGGCAGGTTCCAAAAACAATCCTGGTGTCTGCGAAAGTTTGATTTGGTCTCCAGTCGTGATGTAAGAGTCCTGATCCGAATCCATGGGGCAATACGACACGCGCATGGCTCCATAGAAGAAAGGGGACGCATTCACCACAAACTTCAACTTCATCTTGCAACGCAGCAACTTGTAATTCTCGAGCTTCTTCTTGATGCTCACGTCATTGAAATACAATTTCCACGGATTGAAACTGGTTTGCGGCACAGTTGTGTTTGTCTCCGACCATGTGAAAGAATTGATGAGAACAGGACGCGACATGAAGTCACCGAGCCTATTCCCGTCGTCCTGATTGGGCGCAAAGCCTCCAATCGGTGGTGCCGAAACAACACGTTGAAGACCTGCATCGACGAACTTGATGTTCTGCTGGGTCACCTCATGTGATACTCCAGCTGAAATGTCGTCCGCCTGCAAACGGTAGAGATCCATTCCCTGACGGGAACTTCTTTGCACACTGAAGTGCTCGGAGAATTGTTTGTTTTGGTTTTTGTTTGGTGAAATCTAGGCCCGCGCTTACACCAATTGGCGCGGGTTGCTGTGTAGGCGTGCCCCCCTATTGCTTCTCCTAAATAAGAGGTCCCACTCCGCAGAGGTGGGACAGGGTCGTCGCACTGCACGCTACTCGACTTAGCCTTGTCATCGAGTCAGATCAGCGCGTTACGGGTGAGTTGCGTTGTTTAGGCAGATCACCAGCTGCCGCGATGCAGATTACTCTGCAACGCTCGGTGGCTCAAGGCCACTCGAAAGGTACCAGCGGTTGACGAGTTGCTGCCACGTTGGAAACACCCCATCGGTAAGATACTCCTCTGGTACACACTCGTGGAAAATCTCCATGAGTACCTTGCGTTTGTCCTCGAAAACATCCCTGCCATACCAGAAATACTCAACACAGACGTCATGAAGAATCTTCGTGGCGTGCTCCTCAGGGCCATCGCCCGAAGGGAGCCACGTAGTCATCATCTTGTCGAGCGTCGCGTGCTCAATAGGGCAGACGTAAGCTCCAAGCTCCTCCTCAAAACGCCACTTCCTCTTCAGGAAACTCGTTTGCGAAATGTGAAGGAAGGGCACTGTCTCGGACTCCTTGTCAGCCATAGTGTATTCCACCCCGTGCTTCTCAAGCATGTGTGAGAGAGACGTGTGGTTGAACCAATCGACGGCTGACCCAAAAATATTATCATCGCCGTACGTCGCAAGGACGACGTTGGAACGGAAAGAATCAACCTCCTTTGCCGGGTTAAGCTCGTGGTAGCAGTAACGCACGTACAAGCAATTAACAAGGCAGTTGATGATGACAGTCAGTGGGTGGCCCGAAGGATTACTCCCCATGAACTGAACCAAGTCACCGGAAAAGAGACACCACGAGCACGAAGTGTCATATGCGAAACCCCACATGCGGTTGACATCCTGGGGGGACATGCCGCACTTCTCGCAGATGGAGATCAGAATGTAGAATGCGTACACAATCAAGGCCGCACCCATCTTCTTGTCGAACTTGCCGTAATCTCCAGCCACCATACGATCCTCTCCAAATTTGGTGAGGTGCTTGTACAAATCGTCCCATTGGTTGCTCTGCGCCACCACTCCGGGCATTGACTCGAACAGGAACGGGTTCTTCTGGATCACACGGACAATTGGAAGGAAATACATCCTCTCAGCGAGACAGAAATCCAACGGACCTCCGTTCATGATTCGCGATCTTTCCGACACAATCTTTCTGAAAGGGAGAGCTTCATCTTTGATGTGTGCAATGAAGATGGGCGAAAACAGCTCGTTGTTGTCG